TTCCCTTTCCATTTACGTGAATTGATTAAAAACCTGTTTCCTAATTTTTTTTATAAAAATTTTATACTGATGCCTAGGCCTAGGCTTTAATAGCTTTAGTAGTAATAGCTTAATTTATATATATTATATATTTAGCTTATAATTTATATATACTATATATACTATATATAGGTGACAAAATTAGAAACTTATTGTAAGTTTTTGTGTCTAATCGTATATTATGTCTGAAATGAACAGTCAAATACAAGTAGCACGTAAAAATTGTGCAAATTTCAACAATGGTGATTGTCTAGGTTGTATGTTCAAACGGGAAGAAGATGGGTTGTTAATGAGGATTGATAGTAAGTTTGCTGCAAGACCTTGTTCTGTAGATAAAGGCTGTACTTATTTTGATAAAATTGTCATGAAAGGCGTAATATGCACTTAACAACATTTGATGATGAAGCAATGATGGTGGATGCGGAGTCCTATTTTTACTTATGGTGCTGTGACTGTAGCTTAAGACACTTAGTTTGTATCGAAGCAGTTGGTCAAGGAGCGGATAAGTTTAAAACAGAGGGCGGTAGAATTGCAATTGCTATGTCAAGAGACCAAAAGGCTACGGAAATAGCTCGTAAAAAGGATAAGCTCGTAATGTATCATAGGAAAGATGATAAAAAAGATGCCAAAACGAAAGAATCATAGACGAGCGATTGTAATACCTGACCAACACTTTCCAATTCATGACCAAGCGGCTGTGAATGTTGTTCTAAAGGCGATTGAACTTGTAAAACCCAATATTTTCGTAAATCTCGGAGATTGCGGAGAGTGGGAAAGCGTGTCAGCCTGGAAATACAAGGGTAAAAAATTGCCAGAGCTCGAATATCAGTTACCATATATTGATAAGGAGATTGAAGAAGTTAATAAAGGTATTGATATGTTCGATAAGGTCTTAGATAAGATAGATTGTAACGAAAGGTACATTTGTGCTGGTAATCATGATGAATGGTTGGATGCCTTTGTAGATAGATATCCGTATATGAAAGATTATACCTTTAGAAAAGCGTGTAGGTGGGATGAAAGAGGATATAAGTACTTAGGATATAATCATCCACTTAGAATTGGTAAACTAACCTTTATTCATGGTGCATTTGCTACTGTCAATCATGCAAAGAAACATTTAGATACCTATGGAGCTAATATTGTTTATGGACATACTCACGATATACAACGAATGACTGGAACAAAGTTGAATGGTACGATTGGTTCTTGGTCTTTGGGTTGTTTAAAAGATATGTCTAGGGAACAAAACAAGTGGTTAAGAGGTAGATTACATAACTGGGCTCATTGTTTTGGTATTATTGATTGGTTTGAGTCAGGAGATTTTAGACTGGATGTTGTCGACATTCATAAAGGAAAGACTTTCGTCTGGGGGCAGACGATAGATGGAAACGAGTAGGAGTAAATATGATTACTGTTTCCTTTAACATCTATACTCGGAGGGGCGGCCTTGGGCGCCTAATCGACAGGTTGGGAGCAGTATAGATGCAATCAAAGACAATTTCTCGTAAAACAGAGTATGTTTACGAAAACATTGATGAGTTTCGTACTGTATACCCTAATGAGAAGTTGGTGTCCGATTGGCGGAAAGCTAATGAAGGACAATGGGTTCTTACGGATGATTTACAAGTTTGTAGGATTTTGAAACGTAGTAACATGAAAACAGGGGCAGGAAAGAATATGCCTTACGTCAGAACCATTTTAGGTACATATACTACTAATCCAAATGTTGACATGGGTGGTAATCCACCTAAGAATGTCTATTCGTTCTCGAATAACAAGTTTTGTAAGAAATTAAGGTCAGAACGTAAGAAACCTACTAATAATGAATTTCTATTTGCAAAGTATGTTGCAAAGGGAATGAATCCAACTGAGGCTTATATGCGTGTATTTCCTACTAAAAAGGAATTATATGCAAAGGAATCATCCAGAGGTCTCTTGAAAACTAAAAGGGTGCAAAAATTGGTTACAGATGAAATAGAAGCTATATTAAGTGATATTGGTGCGTCAAAAAGTTATTTACTTGAACAAACTAAAAATGTTATTGATAACATAGATGGTAAGGATGGAGACAAGTTAAGAGCGATTGAATTACTAATGAAGATTGCAAATATGTTTCCAAATGAAAAGAAGACTGAATCATTAACAGTTTTTCAGGGATTTAGTGAAGAACAGTTAAAACGTATCAATTCAAGCGATACAAAGGTATTGGCTCATGCTGAAAAAAGAATCGACAACTCGACTCACTCTACATGATATAGGCGTTTGTAGTTCATTAGAAATTTGTAAAGTGTGTGATAAACCATTACTCGATACACAAAAGGTTGTCTTAATGGATGTTTTTAATGTAGTTGCGGGATGGCTATGTCCAGAATGTACATCATTATACGATTATGATGACAATTTACTTGATATAGGAGAATTAGATATTTATTCCAATATTAGAGGTTTTGCTTAGGTGGAAGATAAAAATATAAATATCTTATCCAACATGGAGGAGAAAGATGATGTTATTGCGCGTTCTTATAACGACCTATTATATTTTGGCCGTGCTTTTTTACCTGCTGATTTCCTTAATAAAAGTAGTTCTCCCATCTTTCATGAAGAAGTTGGTAAAAAACTTATTGATACTAGTCCTGGCGCCCGTATTTGCAACATTCTCCCAAGAGGATTTGGAAAGTCCATTCTTTCGAAGGCTGCGATACTTCATAAGATATGTTTTGCGCCAAAGGGACACCGACAGTTTATAGCTTGGGTTGCAGAAGAACAAGGTCAAGCCATTGACCATTTAAAGTATGTCAAGAGTCATCTTGAGTATAATGAATCAATTCGATACTACTTTGGTAATCTTGCAGGAGATGCAGTTGGTAATAGATGGACTGAGAAAGATATTGTAACTGCAAAAGGAGATAGATTGATTGCCAAGGGTACTTCTCAGAGATTGAGGGGTCGTACTGAAATAGATGTACGATATACAGGAATTATCCTTGATGACTTTGAATCAGAATTAAATACAAAAACACCTGAAAGACGTGATGAGATTAAAAAGTGGATTGTGTCTACTGTTTTTCCTGCTTTAGAAGAATCACCGGGTAATGAAGGATGGATATGGTTATGTGGTACGATTGTTCACTATGATAGTTTTTTACAGATGGTGGTTGATGGTAGTGCGTTAGCAAAACGAGAAGAAAGAACATATCCGTGGGATGTTACATTTTATAGAGCACTACAAGAGGGAAAGTCCATTTGGCCCGAACAATTCCCAATATCTAAGTTAGAATCAAAAAAGAGAGAATTTATTGAAGCGGGATTAGTTAATAAGTTTGCTCAAGAGTATATGAATGATGCTCGTGACTTATCAGCCGCTTCATTTAAAACAGATAGGATTCAATATCATGACGGAGCATTCAAGTCAGTAGATAATTATTGTTATTTAGTGATACGAAACGAAGCTATTCCTATTAATGTTTATATTGGTGTTGATATTGCTGCGACCGCAACTAAAACATCAGACTTCCAAGTTATTATGGTAATAGGAGTCGATTCAAATAAAAATAGGTATGTATTAGAATATTATAGAGAACGTATACCTACATTTGATTTACCACAAGAAATTATTAAGATGGCCCGGAAATATAGTCCTGTTAGGAGAGTTACGATTGAAACAGTAGCAGCTCAAGAAATGGTTCGTGATATGGTGACTCGGATGGCAACAGATGATAGAAGACTAATACCAGGAATATTTAAGGGAGTTAAACCACCTCCGGGTATTAAAAAGGCTGATAGGTTGGAAACTTCATTAGGGCCGATTGTGAATAGTAAGAAATTATATATTCGTAGAGAAATGACAGAGTTAGTAGATGAGATGTTTGAGCACCCAGTCCCAAAGAACGATGACCTAATGGATGGACTTTATTACGCTGATTACTATGCAAAACCCCCATTAAGCTCTTCTGTTTCAGTAAAAGACATGAAATCTGGTAAAAAAGGTAGCAAAATAAAAGGTTATTACAACTGGATGACGGGTGCTAGACGATAATTGGAACTTTTTAGTTGATTTTAGCGTTATTTTATTTAATTTTATGCTATTTTTATTTAATTTTATTATAAATCGAGAGTCTGAGTATATATGGCATTAGAACAACACCCTTCAGCAAAAGAAAATCAAGAACTGCATAGACGGTATAAAGATGCTCGTTCTGACTGGGAAATAGAGGCACGGAACGATATTGACTTCTATCATGGTAATCACTTTACTACTGAGGAGTCTAATGAGTTACAATCTCGCAATCAAGCAGATGTCGCTATGGACAGGATTTCTCCTGCTATTGAAAAACTTAAAAGTGTTATAACATCTAAACCACCTGTCTTTACAGCAATTCCAAGAGAAGATTCAGATGCTCATATAGCATCAGCTTGGCGTACAATCTTAGGATATGTATGGGAGATTTCAAATGGCGATGTTCATATGAAAAATGCTATTCATGATTATGCTGTGACAGGATTGGGATATTTATATGTTTATATCGATAATGAGTCTGATTTTGGAAAGGGTGAAGTTAAGTTTACCTCAGTTAATCCATTTAGAGTCTATGTACCACCCTCATCTCGTGATAGGTTCTTTCAGGATGCTGACTCAATTATTCTCTCTACTATCCTAACAGGAGCTCAAATAATTAATCTGTACCCATCACTAGGTCCTCAGGTTGATGAGGAAACAGGAGAAGTAATTCCAGGAATTGTAGAAGAACTATCTACATACCGAGAAGAAGATTATCCTTATGCACAAAATAAAAACAGTATGCAGGTCTTTACACCTGATGTAACAAAAGATTTAGATTTTTATCAAAATGAACGTTATCAAATCTTAGAAAGATTTTTTAAGACTAAAGTACCATTTTATCGTGTTGTCGATTCTCGTAGTGGAGAAGAAATGGTTCTTAACGAACAAGAATTCTCAGCGTTTTTAGAAGAAAATCCAGGAGTCTTTGAGCGTGGATTGATGAGTTTTGAGGAAGTATTACAAACCCGTGTTGGTGTAGTTGCGACAGTTGGAGAGGTTGTTTTATACGAATCTGTTCTCAATACTGATGTATACCCTATTGTTCCTCTACCAAACCTATGGTCAGGTACACCATATCCAAAATCGGATGTATCTAGGACTCGACCAATGCAACGATTACTCAACAAATTGTGGTCACTCGCTTTATCACACGCTCAAGCTTCTGCTGGATTAAAATTATTAGTTCCATTAGGAAGTGCGGTAAATGGATTAGACCAATTAGAAAAAGATTGGGCAAATCCAAATGCTGTGATAGAAATTGATACTTCTCAAGGAGAACCTCATTATCCAGCTCCAACACCATTAGCATCTGAATTTTATCGTTTAATTGAACAAGCTGAGTTTTATATAGATTT